CTCCAAAATCGGTTCATATTTACGATTCCACTCCGGTTCCTTGTGGATGTGGAGGTCTCTTTCAGCCTTCATCCGAGCGGCTTCCTGATTGGGCAAGCCCGTTGCTGCCAGAACGATTGGCAAAGCCCCGAATAGCGGGGCAATCTCAACCTGCATTAGTGCCGACAGTCGGCGAACCACGGCCAGCGGAATCTCGTCCTTGGGCCAGTAAGCCACCGTCTTGTCGACCAGCTCGGCATGAACTTCGGCATACTTCCGCAGCATCGCGCCCATGGCCTCGGCCGGCACGTCTTCCCCGACCCTGCCAAGGTTCATGTCGCTATAGACGCGGGTCATAAGGTCAAGCGCGGTGATGCTCATAGCCGATCCAGATAGCCAGCCTTGGCCTGTTCAAGCAGCACAAACACGTTGCCGATATGCGGATCAGACGACAGAGCCCAGAGCTTGCCGTCAGCATCGCGGCCGATAACGATACAGTCTTTCAGGCTAGCCCGTGCGGCTTCGGCCAGGATCAAACCCGCGGGACGAGGCTTATCCGTCGTGGTAATAAAGGGGATTACGTCAGCCATCTGTCTTCACCGGCTTGATGATGTTGCCTGCTTCGTCGCGCGGGTAAGGCTGGCGGCCCGGCTTGCGCTTTGCTTCATCGACAGTTGCGACGGGTGCTGACATTGCTTCACGTGAAACAGCGCCCACCACTTCCTCAAACTGGAAATGGTTCCGAAGTCGCTCAATCACGTCCTCATCATCAACCTCAGTCCCGCCGACCTCATCAAAGTCATAGCCGAAATTGCTGATCTTGCCCTGTCCAGGCCGTGTCTTGAAAGCTGGCATCAGTCCTCTTTAAATCCGTAGTGCTTCTTCCAATCAATAACATCCGAGCCCTTGCCCGTGTAGTCGCTGAATGGGCGCTTATCGATATCGTCGACCGACATCTCATTGCCCATCAGCGTTCCAGCCCCAACACCGCAATCCTCAACAGGGGCGCAACCCATCGGGCATGGCCGCTTGGAATCCTCATGCGTCTCCTTAGACGCTGCGACGGCGCGCACAGTGATGAAGCCGGTAGCCTTGCAGATCGGGCAAATCATACTCAATCCTAGCACAGATGCGGGGCGGCTCGAAAGTCGCCCCGCAATTTCCTTCTATTTGGTGAAGGCCGTCACGCGTTAGCATTAGTGAAACTTGTGACCGAGCCATGGTCGACGTATTTAGTCAGTGTGCTCAAATCCTGCCTTTGGAATTTGTTCACCGAATACGCCTCCTCGATTGCCACACCGTTACGGAACTTATAGTCGGTGTCCTGGTTTTCGAATTTCGGCTCTTGAGCAATGCCGACAGCGATGCCCTGAGCGCCGGTCATGAACGAGACGCCGCGGGCGGTGGCGCGGATTGCAGCGCTGTCACCAACGCGAAGCTGACGGAGAACGCCACCGTCGTTGACGATCGGCTGCATATCCGGTATTTCGCGGATGATAACGCCGTCGTATTCGAGGTCCGAGCCGGTGCGGATCGGGTTCTTTTTCCAGCCTTCGCCTTCGCGAGCGCGGGCGTACTGGTTAGCGGCCTGCATGGTCGGGTCCGCCTGGAGCTGGCGGAACGAGACCGTATCGCAGAACAGCACGAAATAGGTCTCATCTTCATCACCCCAACGAAGCGGGTTGATGTAGGGCGATGAGTTTTTCGTGCGGTCGTGCATCTTCTGAATCAGCTTGACGGTAAGGCCGTCCGTTGCGGCCGAAGCGTTGCCGAGCGCGGTGGCGAGGTTCGTCGTGCTGTAGCTGGCGTCATTGAGGCCGAACAACACGCGATCTTGGTTGTTGGTCAGCCATGCCAGGGTTTCAGCGGCGGTCGGGCCGATGTAGGTCGTTGGTTGAACCAGCGCCGGATATCCAGGCAGCACTTTGGACGCTGCAATGGTGTACTTCGGCTGGACGAAGCACTTGTCTGGCGCTGCCATGTGCATCGCATCAACCACGCGATAGCGCATGATACGCATGGACCACTCCGACAGCCGATCTTTGACCTGCGGAAGCAGTTCAATGATCGACTTGCGCTCGCTGGACTTTTCAGCCGCGATCGCGTTGCGCGAGAACTCCCACTTGAGAATCATCTTCTCGCGAACCGGGGCGACTTCGGTGCCTTCGAGGATCATGTCCCCGGCGACGCCGTTGTCATCAAGAGCACGCAGAAAGTTGAACTGAATCGACTCCCCTTGGCCCTTAAGCTCCATCTTGTACTGGATCGGGTCGCTGTCCTCGGTGCCCATGTAGCGGGCGAATCGGTTCTTGCCGAGCACCTCCTTCATGTAGGCGCGGCTGAACAGCGGCAGAAACTCTCCGGCTGGAACGCGGGAGACTGTGCGAAGCAACTCGCTCATAATTCACTATCCTTGTGGGTTTTGGTGATCAACGGCCCATGGCGCGCTGCGAGAATGCCGCTTTGCGTGCACGGTCCATCTGACGGAGGTCTTCCATCGGGTCTAAGATCAGGGTGTTGAACGTGTTGTTCCCTGGCAGAGCCGCGAGGGATTGCGGCGCGACAACAGCTTGTTGAGTGGCCGCGTATTGTGCAGCAGCAGCAGCTTGCATGGCTTGCGGGTTGCCAGCGAGGTAGCGCTGAATCACCTGTTGTTCGTAGGCTTTTAGGTCCCCGTTGGGGATTGCCCGCGTCAACTGGCGATTGCGGTAGTCCGCTACGGCCCGCGTGTATGGGTCAGTCGCCGGCACTCCAGGCCGTGCAAACGAATACCGATCGCCAAGTTCCTTGTTGGCTTTCAGCTCCGTTTCAACGGCCCTGACCGATTCCTCACCATACATAGCCACGGCACGCTGCCGATCAGACTGCCACGCCGTTTTGGCCGTGACCTCCGTGATCTGCTTCATCTGCGTGCCAAGCTGCTGTTCCATCGCCTGCCGCTCACGTTGAATGAGAGCCTGCGCTTCCTGCATGATCCGGTTTTGCGTGTGGTCTGCCCACGCTTCCGGGGACGATACGAGGTCGGGCGCCGGCTGTTGCTGGCGTTGGGCCTGCTGCTGTGCGGCCTGCTGTTGCTGTTGAGCTATGAGATAGCCACGCATTTCCGCTGCTTGCGCTTCGGCTTGGCGGGCGCGCTCGTTAAGCTCAGCGAGACGCTGACGGACACCTGCAGGCAGTGGATTTTCAGACGGCTGGACTTCGGCGGCAGGCTGAGGGGTGACCGGTTGCGGCAAGGCAGATCCCAATTGGGTCGGAACGTGCGTTGGCGGCTGTGGTTGCCCTGAGACCTGGGGCTGCCCTACGGGGCTGACCGGGGCCGGAGCGTTGACCTGTAAAGAGTTGTCATCGCCCGATGAACCGCTGAACATACTATCAACGAGTCGCTGGGCTTCTGACGCTCCCTGTACGGGCGTCGACTGGATCGGTGCCACGGTTTGCGGGGCAACGATTGCTGGCTGCATATCCATCTTCACTGTTTCCCTGTGCGTCGGAGATCACGAAAACGACCACTTGCGGCGTGGACGGGTGCCGGGACTTGTTCGCTGGTGCCTTGCGAGATCGACGGTTAACGGTGACGAGCCGGTCAGCTCTGCGGTACGATCCCCCCCGAGCGCGGCTGACGAGCGCGGGGCGGTGTGCATGACGCAACGATTACGAAACTGGAATATTACGGGCGCGTCCCTGGTGGCGGAGCCAAGCCACCCTGACCCGGAGGCGGCAGCGGAAGACCGCCTTCACCGCCCAAGACTGGTTCAGCCCCCGGCATGTTCTGCGGCTCTTGCCTGTTGACCAACTGAGGCGCCGCTCTCTGCTGCATCTCGGCCGGCTGTTGCGGTCCCGGCATTGGAGCGCCATCAGGTCCAGCCTGCATCGGGCCGTCCGTCATCGGCATCGGCTCCATTTGCGGCGGAGGTTCAAAGCCAAACGCGTTGCCGAATGGGTGAATGTCCTGGTCGAGGAAGTCTTCCACGTTGGACCTGACCCCATAATCCAGCGGAAACGCCTGCAACATCTCGGACGACAGCATGTTCTGAGACATGGCCGCGAGCGCATCGACGCGTGTTTTCTCCGTCTTGGCGATCTCTGCGTCGATCTTGGCCGCTTGCAGCATGCCTTCGAGGTAAGCCGCTTTCTTCTGTAGCTCTTCCATCTCAGGGTTTGGCTTGGGGTTTTCCTCATCCAATAGCTTGAACAGCATCTTGGAATTAGACACGCCGGACAGGTGGATCATGGTCTTGAGCCGCGGCAACGGCATGTTGCCGGACTGGCTCATGAAGTTCATCAGCTCTTCTTTAACCACCGTCATGTCAGTGCCTTCCTCAAGCACCCACTCAACGTCCATCTGCTTGACCGAGGTCTTAGGGTCCATGATCGGCTGGCCAGTGCTCTGGTCGATCGCCATGGTTTGGTTGAGGAACGCGGCAACGGCGTTCTCTTCATCGTCGAAGATGCGGATCGGGATGTCAGGCTGCGATGCCCAGAACTGCTTGATCAGGAACCAGTCGCGGCGATAGGCCGTGAGCTTGAACTCGCGGTGACGGTCGAACACCGTCGACATGTTGGACATGCCGGCGTTCTGCTCGGCCAACAGAGCGCGCCCAGATTTAGCCTGTTCGCTCTTGCCGAGAATCGCGGGGTTTGGGCCGATCGACTGCAACCGCTGAACCGCGTGGTCAAGCAACTTGAACTGCGCTTCGATCTCAGTGTTGAACTGGTCGATTTGAACGCGCTTGCCGCTCAGAGCTCCGGGCTGAACCTTGATGACCGCGTTTGGCTTGATGACCTCACGTTTCAGGTCGTTGATGTCAGCAACTGCGCCCTCTTCATAGATGGTCTGACGGGCGCCGATGAGCCACGCCAGCTTAGAACGGCGATAGTTAACCTCACGCTGCAACGGGATCATGAGCTTCATCGTGCCGTAGCGCTCGCCATAGCGATCGACGTAGCAGGATGAGGCGTTGAATGGCTGGATCGTAACGCCCTTGTCGTCCTTATAGATCGACGGCGCATCGTAGAGCTTGATGCGGCCAACGATGTAGCAGCAGTGCCACTGCTTTTTGTAGCGGTAGTACAGATGCACCATGCGGACGCGTTCGCGCTGGCTGTCCCACCAACCTTCGTTGCCGAGCACGAATTGGTTGTTCATGCCTTGGAAGGACTGGCCTTCTGCCAATCCCGTCAGATGCTTGACCTTCTCAGCGCTTTCCGGCTGACCGAGGCTCTCAAACATCTCAACGGCGTCGTCTAGATCGACCCAATTCCATTCGCCAATGAACTTGGCATCGCTGAAATCCCACTCGCGAGAGCGGGGATCGTAGATGAAGTTAACCCGCGGCACCCGGCGCTTGACGAACTCGGGGGCGTTGCTCTCAAACTTAACGCCCTGCCAGATCGCGCCAATACCAGCGACAAAAAAGTCTTTGCTCGCTTCACTATACTTGTTCTTGCCGTTGGTGATGTCGTCGACGTAGCGGAGCGCAGCAGTTGCCGTGTCTGCTGTCTCTTGAGCCTTGAACGTGCGCGGATACGCCTTTGGATCGCGGCGCATGCGGTGCGAGATGCCGATATAGCTGTCGATCTTCTCATGCGCGATCGGATCGTTAGCCGGGGACTGGCCACGCGATTGCAGCTCTTTCAACTGCTCTTCGGTCCAGACATCACCGTCATAGAACGCTTCCGCCTCATTCATGCGGTCGTTCTCACCGCCTTTCGAGGCACCCCAAGACGAAATCAGTTCAAGCACGCGGTGCCCTGGCAAGCCCACCTGTTCCGGGTCTTGCGACTGGGTTGGTGCTTGCGGAGACACGTCACCGTTGATGCCAACGGATTTGTCGGCCTCAAAGTGCAGGGTCTGTGGGGGCTGCTGCCGCATCTGTTGCATGCCCATTTGAGGGGGCTGCATCATCTGCGTCTGTAGCGAAACGACGTTGCTAGGAATCAACCGAGCATCCAATCAGCGGATTTATCAGGGGGGCGGGTGTAGCGAGAACGGCGCCTGTTATCTTCGTCAGGCGGCGGTATGTTCGCCGCGACCATTTCATCCAACATGCGCCCGATAATGCCGAGCGTATCAACTTGGTCGTCATGAACTCCGACTGGAAACGACAGCATCTCGGACTTGAGCGCTGTCACCCATGGGGCGTTTGACGGCAGGTAGAGCTTGCCCATGGCGGTACGGCCACGAATGGCTTGGGCGCGCATCGCCTTGTCCTGCCGTCCAAGTGCGAGTTCCTCAATCACCGTGTAGACGTTCTGTTCGTCCATGCGCTTGCGAACAAACGGGCCAACGCTCTTGGTCATCAGATCCTTGTCGACGCCCCAAGCCATTGGCTTCCAGCGCTTGCACAGGTCAATGAACGCGTCGGTCGTGATGTCCGGCGTCTTCTGCTCCCGCCATACATCCAGCACATAGATGTTGTCGTTAGGATCGATGCCGACCACCAAGTGCACCGTGTAA